CCAACACCCCATCGACGGTCACGCCGGTGCCCGCGGTGTTCTCGCTCACCGTGTCGGCGAAGATCCCGGCAGAGGTGAGTCGCACCTTGTCCACCCCGCTCTGCATGATCCGCAACTGAGGCGTGGCGTAGTTCAGGTCGACGTTGCCGGTGAAGATCCCGCCGGCCAGCGGCGCCTTCTCCGCCAAGGCAGCGACCAGGCCGGAGATTTTCGCCTGCTCTAGTTCCTTGCCTGGAACCGGGTTGATGTTGTCGTTGTCCAAGAGCCCGGCCCCCGAAACCCGGCCGATCTTGTCAGCGATCATGTCCAGGTTGGCGATCACCTCCGTCCCCAACGCCGGGGTGCCGGTAGTCAGCGGGTAAAGCCAGGACGACAGTAAGCTCATCGGGATACCTGTTGTTTACGCGAAAACCTCGCGGTCTCGGGTGACAAAATCCACACGCAGGGAGGAGATGCTGTGCCCAATCTGAGAACTACAGCCGATCTTGATGGCGAACAGGTGCGCGAAGACCAGCGAGAGCAGCGACGCTCGGCGGGGAAGGGCGGCGCTCCCAGCCCAGTTGGCCGCCCCCCAGTTGAATCCGCCCCAGGCGCCGCCGGAGGAGGTGGTGCCGGGCAACGTCGTCACCTCCGAACTGATCCCGAAGTCCCGGAGAAGCGTCACGGTCAGCGGGTCCGCCCCGTCATGGGTCGCGTAGATCCATCGCGCCCGGTTCATCCGCGCCGAGTCCTGCGGGTCAAAGTAGCCCGTCACCGCCTGCGCCTCGATGGACGTGACGGTCCCTGCGGCGTTCTCGTCGTAGTGGCCGACCACTTGGAACAGGTGGTTGCCCGTGGAGAACAAGACCTCGCCATGATCTCCCGGCCCATCCCAGACCGAGAACCGCTCGGGGAGCTGAGGGTACACGCGATCCGCAAACGGACCCACCTCTAGGCGCCCGGTTTCCGGGTCGAGCTTGGGCGGGCCGCGATGGGAGTGGACCAAGCACTTCCCTCCCACCGAAGAAAAGATCGCGCGCCGGCCCAGCGAGTCGTAGGCGGCGTGAACCGCCGTAATCCCCGACTCAAACCGGGGGGAGACCTTCCACGAGACCAGGCGCACCTCCATCCCGGAGAGGGCGTAAATCCCGGTCTGCGAGACGAACTCAATCGTCCCGTCCGAGAGTGTCACGATCCCCCCCGAACTCACCGCCCCGATCGTCTCGGAGATCCACACCCGCTGGAAGGTCTCCTTCGACGAGCCGTACAGCGCCAAGATCGAGTCGGAGAAGAAGAGGATCTGGTGATCGTTGCGCGTGCGCAGCGCCACCCCCACGCCGCCGCCGGGAGAGCGAATGTCCAGGAAGTCCAGCCCATTCCACTGGCTGCCATCCCCCCGCATGGAGTAGGCCAGCCGCTGCGCGGCCGTGCCTACGTCATTGAGCGCGAACAGCCGCTCCTCGAACCAATTCAGTGCCACCGGCGCCTGGGGTGAGTACGCACTCGCGACTCGCTGAAGATCGGGAGTCGGGGCCAGCGGGTTGTACATGGTGATGGGGTCCGCCCCGTTCGCCAGAAATACCTGGGAGAACCGCTGCGCAAAAGAGAAGGTTCGCCCCGCGGTGTAGGCTGACGCGGGACGGTAGTAGCCCTCGCTCGTCTTGAACGCGAAGAGGCTCCCGGTGGCGGGCGTGGCGGCCGACGACGCGACGGTGTAATCGAACGTGTCAGCCGTGACGTTTCCGATCGTCCACCAGCCGTTGTACTCCGGCTGAGTCGCCCCGTACACCGAGACGGCATCCCCGTTGCTATACCCATGCGCCGTCGAGGTGGCGGTCGCCGTCGTGCCCGACCGAACCAGCGAGGAGATCGCCTTCTCTCCGGTGCGCAGCGGAAGGGCCGTATTCACCCCGCCCGTGTCCACCGTGAAAAGCTGCGTCCCCGCCGTGACCAACAGTTGCCGATGCTGGTCCTCGTTGTAGGTCAGGCGGAAGATCGTCTGGATGGGCGCGGGGAGGCCGGCGGCATCCGTGTACCGGCGGCACCCCTCCCGCATCACGAGAGCGCCGCGGTCGCCATACTCCCAGTTCTGGTTGCTCACCAGCTCGTCGGGAGTCAGCTCCGAAGCCCCGGCCTGCTCGTTCACCCCGCCGAGCCAGCGGGAAAACTGCAAGGTGGCGTCAAGCTGGCTCACGTCTTCCTCACGAAGGAGGCGGCTTGCTGCACGACGGCGGCCAGCATGTCCTGATACTTCTGGTATTCCACCGGGCGGTCGGTTTTGGCGTCGAAGTCCTTGCCCATCTCCACGGCGCCCGTCACCAGGATGTGGTGGTACACGTCCGGGAACACCGGGCGGTCGGTACCATTCACCAGGTCCACCGCACCCCGGATGTAGTCGAAGTCGACGAGGTAGCTGACATCCGGGTTGGGCCGCACTCGGAACTGGTGGGTCGCCAAGGCGGCGTCAAAGACCACGGCGTAGTATTGCGGGGGTCCGGCGGGGGTCGCCGCCAAGGTGCGCAGCTCGTGGATCTTGGCAGAAAAGATCGGGGCACCCGTCGTCGCCAGAACGGGGTTGCCGTAGAGCCTCACGTAGCCTGCCGGTAGGGCCGTCGACACGCCCGTGACATTCAGCGTGCTGGTCACCAGAAGGTCATTCCACGGCACCAGCGGCACCATGGCGCGCTGCGTCAGGTTCAGCCAATCCGTCGCCAGCGCCCGCATGGCCACGGAATCATCTCCCAGCCGGCGGGCGACGATCGCCTGCATCTCCGAGAGCGTCACCCGTAGCCTCCCCCGTCGAGCTGCCGGATCGCCGGTTGGCGACTCCGTGCCCACGCCCGGTAATGAATGTCCTCCGAAGCCATCGCCGCCGTGATCCCGTCATGGTTCGCCAGGAATGAAGCGGCCATCGCCACGATGAAATCGTGAAGCTCAGGTGGCAGGGCGGACACGTCGGTCGAAAGCGCCAAGGGGGTGTCCATCCGGGTCTGGTACTCGACGAAGAGGCCATCCGGCACCGCGCTGGTCACGGCCTCGCTCACCAGGATGGAGCCCCCGATGATGCGGTACCACGGCCCGGCGAAGGCGTCCGGCTCGTCGTCTTCCGTCAGGCGATCCGCCAAGGCGCCAAGAATCCGAACGGCCCGCTCCGACTGGAAATCCGCCGGCAGGGTGTAGGTGGTGGAGACGGAGGTGAGGTCCGTCTGCCACTGGTTGATGGCCAGGTGCGGGACATCGCTTCGCACCCGAGCCGCCAGGAGCTTCTGCGCGCGGTTGATCCGCGCGATCACGGTGTAGTCAGACTGGTCGGTGACATCCCCGGCCAGCGCGTACACCCCAGCCAGGATTTGCGCGAGCGTCACCCAATCAACCCCAGTGCATTCACGGTCGCCACATGCAAGTTCCGGTAGACCTCCCGTTCCCACGACTGGGGCAGCTCCCCCGCGCGCGCATTCGCCCAGGCGGAGACCGCCTCCAGGGTAGACCGGGTCACCTTGGCGGGGCGGTCCAGGGTCTCCACGACAACTTTGGGTTCCACTGCCATGTCAGCCTCCAAGAAAGAAGACGCCGGGGCGTGGAATCGCCCCGGCGTCTGAGTGAGGTTAAGCGAACCCAGTGATGCCCGAGATCAAGCCGTGCGTCGAGCCGTGCTTGATTTCCAGGCCGCACTCGCTCAGGTACTCATCCACGCGACCATCCACGCCGGGATTCTGCCGATCCTTCAGGAGCTTAGTGTCGCGGTCCTTCATGTACAGGTAGGACAGATTCCTCGGCTCCACGATGGCCATCACCCCGGTGAGAACCGTGCTCTCCGCAAACAGCGGGTGGAGCTTCAGGTACAGGCTGCCGAACGGCGTGATCCACTCCGTCAGGTGCATCCCGTAGACCCCATTCTTCACGGGGGTCATGTTGATCGTCGCGGAGGATTTGGCGATGGCGGAGAGCACCCGCATCGCGCTCGGGCCACAGTACGCAATCCGCTCCCGAGAGCCCTCGGCCATGATGATTTCCAAGTACGAGTCCAACAGGGCTTCGGTGAGTTTGCCTAACTCAGGGGTGAATCGATTATCCGTAGGGACATAGGGCGTCCCGGATGGAGAATTCCCGAACACGCCCCCGGTAAACCGGGTCGGCTTACTGGTGGTGAATCCGAGAGCGGTGTCCGTGCCTTCGTAGGCGTTGCCCCAGAAGAAGGCGTGCTCCCGCTCCATGTTGTGCTGGCGGAACGCCTCGCGCAGCGCGTTCTTGTAGGCCGACCCGGTGCGGAACTTGGTGGCGTCCATCGTCCCGGTGACCTCCGCCGGATGGCGGAAAATCTGCAAGAAGTTGTACTGCTTCACCGGATCGGTGTACTTCGCCGACCGTACCGCCTCCCCTTCCGAGGAGGCCGCACCCGCCACGATCCACTCGTTGCCCCCCGTCAGAGCGGTCCCGCCCGACTTGCCCAACCCACGGATCACCGTCATGTGCGTCGGATCCCCGATCGTGCGCACCCACGCCGTTTCCCCCGTGTTCGAGCAGCGGATCACGTCGCCGGGCCGAAACCCCGCGGTACTCACCACGGTGAGGGTGGCCGAGGCGGGGGTGCCGGAAGCGTTGGAAGGGGTGGTCGGAAGGGTGTGGGTCGTGCGGACGGTGGGCTCGGCCTTCGTCCACCAGTGATGCTCCGAGTCCGTCAGCATCTCATGCCGCATCTTGGTCATCAGCGCCGTAAGCGGCGCCGTGCCGTTTTTCTCCAGGTAAAAGATCGTCTCGCGGTAACTCTTGGGGCGTTCATCGGTGCCGGCATCGCCGGTGCCCCGCATTCCCAGAATGGTTGCCATGACTACTCCATGAGCACGTCGATCTCGTCATCGAACGGCGTTCGATTGACCGACGCACGAGGACCGCCGGCTTCACCATGAAGCTGGGCGGTCTGTGATTGATTGAGTCCCGATTGCGCGAGAAAAACGGGAGCCGACTGGGCCAGAAAGGCGGGCGTGATATGCCCATAGGTCAGGTTGAACTGACCCAGCCACTCCATGAACCCGCGCATGTTCTTCGCGTTCTGCAACAAGGGATAGGCGGTGCCGATGCCCTTAAACGTCTCCGTGACCCGCTCCTCTTCGACACGGACCGCATCGGCCCTCTCCGCCTCGGCGGCCACTTGAGAGGCGTGCAGCATTTGGCCCAACTGCGCCTTCAGGGTGCCAATCTCCTGGCCGTAACCCGCCACGGACTTCGCCTGCGTCGCCAGCACTTCGGCAATCTCCGGGAAATCCTCCTGGAGAGCCGCCAGCTTCTCCGCCGTCACACCAGCCGCGGCGGGGGCGGCATGGCTGGCCGCATCGAGCTGCGCGGCTACCACAGCCTGAAGCTGCTCCAACATGCTGATGGGACGGCCGTTCACGTACACCGGATTCCCATTGACGGAGGCCGGGAGCACGTTTCCGTTGCTGTCGATCACCCCAAGATCGGCCAAGTAGTTCAGGGCCGGGGCGATCGCTTCGCGCTGCGCCTGAAGGGCCAGCCCTTGCTGGGCCAGGTTGGTGATGCCCTCCCGGTTGTAGCTGCGCTGCTCCCCCCGATACGTCAGGGAGTACCCCTCATCCGGGCTCGGTGCGGGGGCCGCTGGGGCACCCTCCTGGACCTGCTGGGGGACCTCGGGTTCGGGGGTGGGATCCACCTCGGGCTCAGGGGTGGTGGTCTCCTCCGGGGTGCCGGCGTCGTCGCCGTCCTCCAGAAGGGCAATGTCCACCTCGGGCTCGTCAACCGTTTCGGTGATCGTTGGATCCATGTTGTTCCTCTTTGGGCTCCTGCCGTAGTGGCGGTGCGCCTGGTTGGAATTCTAGCTACACTTTATTGAAACATCTTTGCACGTCAAGTTTCTTGACTCTGTGCGGCCATCGCCACCTCGGCGCGGGCCGTTTCCAGGATGTGCTGGGGGCTGTGGAGAGCCGCCCGGTGAGCGATCGCCACCCCCATCACGCGGCCGCGCCACTCCGCGCGGGCCATATCCGTCATGCCCGCCAGTTGTTCCGCCGTCGCCGCGTCGGCATAGGGGTTGAGCAACACCCGCTCAGCCTGCTGCATCTTGAGGGTGAGGTATCCCGCCACATGGCTCCACCCGGCCTGGAACTCGGTACTCTCCAACACCTTTACGATCTGCCGCGCCTCTTCGATCTTGCTCACGCTGAACCTCCATAGGTAGCCAGGGTGGGAACGGCCGTCGCCCCGGAGGGGACCCCGTTCAGGTTATCCGGGACCACGGACACGGGGGTCTGTGGAAGCTGTAGAACGAGGTCATCCACCGACTTCCGCGCGCCGGGCATGGCGTTCACCAACTCGCGGAAGATGTTGGTGATGTTGAAGCTCTTCATCAGAACTTGATTGGAGGAGACCATGCCGAAGATCTCTCGCCACTCCGACACGCTCTGCGACGGGTCCACCGGCAGGCTGCCATCATGGATCACCATGTCCATGAAGCCCTGGATCTGATCGCGGGAGACGCGGATGAGCCCGTTGGTGATGCCCTCCGCCACATCCCGGTACCGCTGCTTCTCTCCCACCACGCGGTACTCGCGATCGACGCTGAGAAAGGCTTGGTTGTTCTGCACCCACATCTCCACCAGAGGGCGCAAGCCTTGCGCGGAAGCCACCTGGGTGAGAAGGGCCATGCGGCCTTGGGAAGCCCCCGCGACGATCCGCGCCTCGGCGGCCGTCTTGCGATCCGTGCTGGCAATCCCCATCTGGTTGTCGCCGACCGCCGTCACGCGCTGCATGAACTCCATGATCTGGCTAATGTCGCGATTGTGCGTGCCCGTCGTGTCCTGGAACTTGAGCTGTGAGTAAGCCGAATCCAACGGCCCGTCCCACTCCCCCTTCTTGCGGATGATCCGCCCCGGCTGGGGGCGAAGCATGTCGTCCACCTCGATCCGCATCGGGTCCACGACGACCTGCGCGTTCAGGCTCTGCCGCACCGACTCCATGTGGCTGTTGAACAGCCAGTTCAGCATGTCCTGAAGCCCCTCGACCATCCAGGAAATGCCCGGATTCCATGCGGAGTGGCGGTCGAAGTTGGGCTCCCATACCACCACCGGGAGTTTCCCATGGGGGTAGGGGCTCCGATGCGCGCGAATCAAGTGCCGATCGTTATAGGTGGTGAAGCACCAGATTTCCTCATCCTCGCCCGTGCCCACCCCCCACTCGGCCGGGAGGATCTTCGCCCACGTCTCCCGGAGCACCCCCCACTCGCGCACCCCGTCCATCGAGATCCCGGCCGAGACCGCTCGTCCGTCGATCCCCGGCGAGCTGGTCAGGCCACGGTAGGCATCCCGCTCGGAAGTCAGCCCCCGAGTCGAACTGCGAGAGCCGGAAGCATCCTGATCCCCCTTGACCCTCTCCACCCCGGCGTACACCCCGCCCCGCTGCATCCGGAGCAGGTGCTGGTAGGATCGCTGGTGCTCGAAGGTGACGTACTCCCCAGCCTGCGGATCTCCCAGCGGCGCCATCGGGTCGGGGAAATACCGAAACGGGTCGATGTTGTAGGTCATCGGCCCGTCGAAATCGATCTCCATGGACGTGGTGCCCAAGACCTGCGCCATGAGCGGGTCCGTGACGGGCATCTTCCGAAACGTCCGCCGCCACAGTGGCTGCATCACCCCCACGCCATACTTGAGCCCGTCCAGGAGGAACGAGTACAGAAGCATGGAGTAGTTCATGGCTTCGGCTTGTGCATCCAATACCGCGGTCATCCGAGCCGTGGCCTTCACCTCTCCCCCGCGCGCCTGGAGGTTGATGTAGGGCCGTGGCCCGGCGAAGACCTGGAGCATGTAGGCCAAGGTGCTCTGGATGTTCGCCAGGGTGTACGGGATGTAAATCCGCTTCGCGTACGGGTTGCGCCCCACGAGCCGGCCGGTGGCGGTCTTCTCCTCATCCCCCAGATAGGCGACGTACTGCGCATCCGCGCGGTTCCATGCGCCGTACATCTGCTCCATGTGCCGCTGCGAGTGGCTGTAGAGCTTCCACAGGCGCGTGACGATCTTCTCTTGCGCGCGATCCGAGAGGTCCATCGGGGAGGTAATGGCCGTGAACATAACTCTATCCTCCCGCCCACGAATCGAAAGTCAGTGGATCCAGGGTCTTGGGAGCCCGCGTCTCCGCGTACAGGTTTCGCTTCGCGACATAGACCACGGCGTACCGGATCGCGTCAAGCATGTCCTTGTGGGCATCCTCCACCAACTGGTTGCCCACCCCGCTGGACTCCCGATCCGTCAAATCCTGCATCTTCCAGCCGTAGTGCAGCATCGCATCAATCCCCAGGTCGGCGGGTCCGCGCCAGAACTGGAGTCGCGGATGGGTGGTCTCCGTGATCCGGTCATACTCGCGACGCAGCAATTCGTGCATCACATGATGCCCCACCAGGATCGAGCCCGGCCCGCGTACCGACGGGGTATCCCACCGCCACTTCGGGGGGGAGGAGGAGCGGTACAGATCCAGGGGGGAGAGGACTTGGCCCTGCGTGTAAGTTCCGGCGTGCTGGGTGGCGAAATGCGGGTCCATGATCCGGCGCACCACCTTGTTCCGCCAGGAAAACCCCGCCTCCGCCAACTCGATCTCGGTCACCACCTCCGTCGGCCCGCGGCCCGCCAGAACCTTGGTCGCCAGAACCTCGATCCGGTTGTCGGGCGTTACCAAGAGCCACGCGACGCGGGCCGATTTGTTCGGGTGGGGGTCAAACCCCATGACGACCGGCCAGTCCTCGGGAATCCCATGGGGATCGATGACAAAGGCGCTTTCCTGGAGGATGTCGAACTCACTGAACTCCGCCCCCTCCGACACGGAGAACCGGCCAAAGACTCGGGCGCGCGCCTCGACCGGGCTCTGCTTTTTCAGGAAGCGGTAGATCCATCCCCGCTTCTGGTTCTTCACGTTCGAGAACGAGTCCGCCACGATGACCCGGAACTCCGCGTTGGTCCGCGCCTCTTGGATCACCTCCTTCGCGATCCAGGGTTCGGAGATCGGCGTCAGGGCCATGAAAATCTGGCCGCCGGAACTCCGCAGCCCGCGGTCACACGCCAGAAAAGCGGATCGAGTCGGGGGCTCATCAAAGAGCACCAGATCGAACTCGTAACTCTCCGTCGCCATCTGGCCTTGCGCGTAGCTGTAGAAGTTCCACTTCGACCCGTTCGCCCAGGACAGTTTGATCGGCATCCCGGCCGTGTTGTTCTTCGTGGCCTGGCGCCACAGCTCCCCCTCCTTCGTGGCATCGACCTTCAGGAGCAGGGGGTTGATCTTCACCGCCTCCCGGCGCGCATCCGGCTCCGCCACCCGCGGCCAGCCCCCTTCGGCAAAGAGCTTCTGTTCGAAGAGGTTGACTAAGATCTTGTTGAAGTCGTCCGTCGCCCACGCCAAGTTCAACGGCGGCGTGTAGGGTAAGCCTGACGGCTTCATCACGCGGAAATTGGGATCGTCCGGGGTGAGCCAGGGGCGCACCCCATGGGTCGCCGCCACCGCAATCGCCACCAGGGTCGTGGTCTTGGACACCCCATTCCCGCCGACCATGGCCACCACGTTCTCGCGGGCATAGAGCGTCTTGGCCTGCGGTGTCCACTCCCGCTCCCGCCAGTAATCCTTCCACTCGGCCGGCCAGGACTCGTAGGAAAACCGAATGTCCGGGCTTTCCGCCGTGCCGAAGTTCCACCCTTTTGGAGGTCCAGAGCATTGGCCCGAATCCGGGCGCAACAGCGCAATCGGGCCAAACGTCACGAATTGCGAGATCGCCGGGCGGTACCGCTCGGGAAGCGGCTCCAACGCCGCCGGATCCATCTTCTGCGACGAGTACCCCGCCTCCGCCGATCTCACCGCGTCCGCCAGCGCCTTGTCCTTCCGGCACGCCGCCACCAGCTCGGTACGGAGATCGAAAATCAACACGGCCTAGAACATGCCAAGCCGGAATCTTCCTGTCAACGCCGAGAATCACGATTAGATCGACCGCGCGGCATCCACGGGCGACCCTACTTGAATCGGCGAGCCTGTGCGTGGCAGAGTGAGTCGGACGAGTGAAGCCGTCAGGACTCCGTAGCCAGGATCTGCACCCATCGCCCCCTGCCCGGCCGGCGCCGCGGTCCCTCCGCGACGGCCTTCACCCGGCCGGCGGGGGGCGATCTATCGGCTTCGGAGGTGCCGCATGACCACGACCCTAGCGGCCCGGCGCGATCACTGGTGGCACGCCTGGGCGGCTCGCCTCTACGCCCCCCTCGCCCGTCCTGAGGAGAGCCATGGATGAGTACCCGCGCCCCATCCCCCTGCTTCTGTCCTCCGACCTGGACGAGATCACCGCCATGAATGTCGACTGGCTCTGGTACCCCTACCTCCCCCAAAACAAAATCACCTTCATGGCCGGCGAGCCGGGCGTGGGCAAATCCTACGTCTGCATGGCCATCGCCTCCCTCCTCTCCGCCGGCCGGCCCTACCCCATCCTCAACGGCCGCGAGCCCTCCCAGCCGCCCCCCGCCCGCGTCCTCTACCTCTTCGCCGAGGATGACCCGGCCGACACGATCCGCCCCCGCATGGAGGCCATGCACGCCGATCTGAGCCTCATCACCGTGGCTAATGGCGCCACCAATGTCGCCGGCGTCTACTTCAACCTCGACCATCTGGATCTCCTCACCGAGATCATCGAGCGCCTGAAGCCCAGCCTCGTCGTGTTCGATCCCATCGAGTCGTTCATGGGCGCCTGCAACCCCAATGCCGCCGAAGACGTTCGCCCCCGCCTCGATCACCTCGCCCAGCTCGCCGAGCGCATGAAGTTCGCCGTCCTCGCCATCCGCCACAATCGCAAGGCCACCGCCGAGAACGCCCTCCACAAAGCCGCCGGCAGCATCGCCTGGATCGCCGCCGGAAGATCCTTCCTGTCCTGCTCACCCGACCCGGACCACCCCAACACGCCATACAACACCTACGGCATCGTGTCCCACGTCAAGTGCAACCTCGTCGCCAAGGGACCCTCCCTCAAGTACGCCATACGCGAAGGCGTCTTCAGCTTCGACGGGCTCTCCACCCTCACCGCCGACGACCTAATCGCCTCCCCCAAACGATCCGGCTCCACCATCACCGCCCTCGACACCGCCAAGACCTTCTTGCGCGAAGCCCTCGCCCACGGCCCTCGCCTCAGCGACGAACTCATCAAGGAAGCCAAGGAAAAGCACATCGCCGGACGAAGCAACCTGTTTGAGGCGAAAAAGGCCCTCGACATCGAAGCCGACAAAACCACCTTCGCCGGCGGCTGGTTGTGGCGATTGCCCAAGGAAGACGACACGGGGACTTGAAATCCAAGTCGCCTTGACGCGGTCGAAGCCGCCCTTCCGAATCGCTCGGGGGGCGAGCATCCTCTCCACGAGAATTCCTCCTTAGCCTAGCGTCTCGTCTGTCACCTCCAGACGCGAACGACGGTGACGGATCGGTAGCGTCTGGAGGTGGGAGACGTGACGCGCTAGGACCTCGGTCCCGAGGCGTCAGCCGCGGGACCCCGACTAAAGGGGGGGAGACCCCCCCTTTAGTCGGCCCGGAATCTGCGTCTAGACATCTTATCGGTGAGGCCACCGAAATGATCCCGAGATCCGACGATCGTCACCGGGTGCCCGCCGCCACTGTTAAACTTTCCGACAGTTTCAGTCATACGTCCAATGCTGGAGATAAGTCGTTGATTTCAAAAGGAAATATTTCCGACCGTGGCGATTTCCGACAGAATCCCGTTTCCAAAAAATAAAACCCTGAAAAAACAAAGACTTAGATTTCCTAGATTCCGGGCCGAATAAACGGGAGACGTACCCATGGAGACAGGAGCCGATTAATGGCGTCTCTGGCGGGATGCCAGGGACGTGGCGGTGGCACGAGGTGGAGGTCCTAGCGCGTCACGTCTTCCACCTCCAAACGCTCCCGATTCGTCACCGTCGTCCGCGTCTGGATGCGGCAGACGAGACGCTAAGCTTGGGAGGATCTACCCAAGTATAACGCGCGCACGCGCGCGCGAAGTGAAAAAACACTGGACGCTTCGTACACTTGGGGGGACTGTGTATAAGAAACAAGGACTTAGTGCGTCCAAGGCATTGGACACTTGGTAACCCTCGCGGGAAGAGAAATTTATTATCTTCTTCCTTATTATCAAGCACTTACAGATACGCTGGACGAATCGTCCACGAAGCGTCCAAGCGTCCAAGCCACTTCGCGCGCGCGCGCGCGTTATCCGCCAAGGTGATCCCACCACGCAAAGTGCTGAAATCAGCCCCTAGGAAGCGTTCTGTTCCCGTTGGGCCTGCCATGGGTATGGTTGGTGTGAACGAGTGGCAAATAACCCCGAAAATCGTGAGAGGTGAGCCGTGATCGAACGAAAACAGATCCCCCCTGCTTGCTATCAAGGCGCCAGCATGGCAACCAAGGCTGTCCGCGCCGAGTGTCTGGCGTGCATGGGCGGCTCGGCATCCCTCGTCTCAGGATGCCCATCGCATGGGTGTGCCCTGTGGAACCATCGCCTAGGCGGCGGTGCCCACAAGCTGGCCGCCATCCGCCTGCACTGTTACGAATGCATCGGGGGCGATGCCTCCACCGGGGCAGGTTCAGACGAGATCGATGGATGTACCGCCCATGACTGTCACCTCTACCCGCTGCGTTTGGGCCGCAAGCCTGCCGACTGGCGCGAACGGATGGCAGGGTAGCCCGTGGCCCCCCCACCCCTGGACACGGGGGGAAAAAATACATGGCGGGAGGGATTACCAAGGGCGATGCGCCCCCCTGGGGGGGTGGCCGGGTGGGGTATGGACCCATGCG